TCCGTTGTAGTGTTGAACATAGCCATAAGTGGCATCTTTTCTAACAGTAAAGCCTTTTTACTATCTTTGTCAAGTTTAGGGTTTTGTAGGTTCTTTTGCCCATAATGCACATTCTCGATTCCGTTAGCATCAGTCCATACCTGATACTTAGTAAACCCGTTAATATGCTTTAAGCGTTCTTTGTTAGTCCTATGTCTATATTCCTTTGGACTAGCCATCTCGTTAAGTGCATAGACATTAACAAGCCTATAACCACCATTACGGTTGTATAGCTTATCTTTGGCGACCACACGAACATAACCTGCCCTAACTAAGCTAAATATAAGCTGACTAGCATAGTTTTTAGGTAATTCAGGGACAATAGAGCTTAATTGGTCTATGGTGCATGGTTGCGACTGTAAGACTGCTAATACCTTATCTTTTTTAGTTATAATAGACATGATTCTTTGACCTTCCTGATGTGGGACAATGCTTTTATAATTCTTTGTTCTTCTTCTTTACCTTGAAACTGAAACGCAACCCAATTAAGATGACCTATAACCTCGTCAATCCTTTGTGCGTTAGTCATAAACTTACCCGTTAAGGAATCGTATTCCTGTTGGTCTAAGATATATTGCATAATTAACCTCTCTTATCTGTGTTTTTCTCGCTTGGTGGCACAAACCCCATAGCTTTAAAGCGTTGCATGATGTGATTGTATTTCCCGTATTGCCATTTGTTATCACGCCAAGGTGGGTTTGCATTAGTATATTGATGTTGTTCAATAACTACATTCTCATAGCCCTGAGCAATCAATTCGTCATAGACTGCCTGTGCAGTGCCTAAGTTGACATTCTCAACATCAGGAATACCGTCAAGCCATACTGTATATGTATTCATTCTGCTATATCCTCGTCAATCCATGCCATAACCGTGCAAATGTCTGACCATTCGTCATCATAGTCTTTATTGCCCTCTGGGATTCCATGCTCTCTATAAAAATATAAAGCATTCCATATAACTTCTAAATCGTCTTTACTTAACGGTTTCATAAATCCTCTCCCATTAACTGAATTAAATCTGCTATCACATAGATACACAAAGCAATAGCACCTAATAAGACACCTAAAGACACTAAGACATCGGATAGCTCTAACATCAGAAACCCCCTGTCCTGATAACATAAGTTAAGGCTAAGACTGAGCCAATGATAAGCCCAAATAAAGCACTGTAAATAATATCTCGCATGGTTAGCACTCCTCTGTGGCTAAAGATTGTGCGACATACTCAGCACAAAACCACACCATAGCGTTTCTGAATTGAACGCCATTGTCTAAGTTATCGATTAAGCACTGTGGCATTTCGCCTGTCCTGTCTTTGTATTCAGACACAATCATGTGCAAGTCATCAGCGTATTGGTTGTAAATGTCTGTGGTTTCTGAATAGTAAATCATGCCACCTGGTGCGACATTAGCGCAACCATACTGAGCTATGTCCTTAAGCTCGTCAGCGTCATATTGGTTAATCATGAAATATTTAAATGTAGCGTATTGCATAGTTTTACCCCTTGTCTAAAGTTTAATACGCAGTAAATGTTTTACTGCGATACTGCGTTGTTAGTTTACTGCTGTTTAATTATTAAACCATTCTTTTAACCACACTCTAGCCTGTTTGAGTGATTTTGTATTGAATCGTGTTTGCTCTATGCCTTGACTGTCTTTAACGACATAGACCCAAGTATTAGCATCAAATGTAAATGTGTATTTTTCACCATTGACTAACAATGTGCCGTCTTTGGCATTACTAGCTTGTTTTCTAGCCATGTCTAAGCATTTTTCAATATTCATGTTGTTTACTCCTGGGTTGTTTGCCTAAGACCCTATCGCTAGGGTTTTGCCTATTAAAGGCTCATCAGTTAGGCTTGTCTATAAGACTGCTCGATGCTTTCCCATTCATCATAAGACACATCAGCGACAAAAACCTCTTGCCATGAATCAACATCAATATAATCTTGCATTTGGTCAAACATAACTGCTAACATCTTTTTAGGCATGGCAACAGATTCTTTAGATGTGCCATTATCATCTTTGTAAACTGCTCTGAATAACTTAATCATGATTACTTACCTTTCTTTGTGTGTTGTTTAAATGTTTACTGCATAACTGAAGTATATGCAATGTATGTCATTAGTCAATACCTTTTCTTATAAAACTTTTCTATCGCTTTTCAGTTATTTATTACTTTTATCGATAAAGCCCTGTTGTGTCTATATTGTGCATGGTGTTGACTGTGTTGTCTATAATACCTGACTAAGTTGTGTGGTTATTGTGTGTCTGTGTTGTATCGATAGTGTGTCTATATAGATACCTATAAAGGGTTCAACATTGCCCCACATACTCGCCCTGTGATGCACCAATATAGTGCAGTGTAGTCTTGCACTGTCCTAGTGCGTATGCACCAATGTAGTGCTATATAGCTATGCACCAACATAGTGCAACATAGGGGGGGTGGGGTAGGCTTTGTTGTGTTAATGTTGCGGGATGCCACTAAGTTCACAAAAGAGTAAAATAGTGAATGTTGCTAAGCCTATGATAATAATAAAGAAAATCAATAATGTTTGTAATGATGGAAAATGCTCACTCTGAAGGAGGTCTGCAGAGGTTAATATAGTCTGTGTAGCCCTGCTTAAATCTGTGCAGACATAGTCGACTAAGTAAAAATACTTGACAACATAATTACACTGAAGATTGCAAAGCAAGTAAAAGTATGCTACACTCGCCTTCATAGTACAAGCAATACAGAATTGATAGAGTCCTGCTCACGCAGAGCGCTGTATAGTATCCCTATAGAACAACTGCCGTTAGGCTGAGAAGAATGATTAATAAAAAAGAATTCTTCTCCTCCGACATAGGTGATAGCGAACTACAGTCTAACGACAGCACTCTATAGTATATAGTAGGGCTTTGTCTTTTTAATGTTGTCTCCTTGTAGGATAAAGACATGAGTGAAGAAGTAAAAAAGCAACGACCTAAAATTAAACGAAGAGAAGTTGTCGATGGAAAACCTAAAGTAGGTCGTCCTAAGAAAGCAGACATTCAAAAGAAGAAGAAACCAGGCACTTTAGGTCGTCCTGTCGGAGATGCTGGAAGAATCGCTGAATTCAAAGCTAGGTTGTTAGCAACAGCAGGTGACAGCGTAATCACAAAGATTATTGAAACTGCACTCACTGATGGACACCCTAGCCAGGGCGCTATGTTGAAGTTCTGTGGTGAACGCTTATTACCTTTGTCGAGCTTTGAAAGTAAGAACGGTAGCGGTACACCTCAGATAAGTATTAACATCACAGGTATTACTAGCCCTACGGTGAACGCAGAAGAGACAACGATTGAGACTGGCATCACTGATGTCGTGTACAGAGAGGACGACAGTGACTCAGCTTAACTTTAGTCTTCTGCAGTGGCAACAACAGGTATTCAAAGACCCTACACGCTTTAAGGTCATTGCTGCAGGTCGTCGCTGTGGTAAGTCAAGATTGTCGGCAGTTACGCTGTTGATTGAAGGTATTAACTGTCCTGAAGGTTCTAGCGTGATGTATGTAGCACCGACGCTCGGACAAGCAAGAACGATTATCTGGGACTTGCTGATGGATTTAGGTCGTCCTATCATCAAATCTGCTCATGTGAACAACCTTGAGATTACTTTGGTGAATGGTCGTAAGATTCTCGTCAGAGGTGCTGATAACCCTGATAGCCTTCGTGGTGTGTCGTTGACATACTTGGTAATGGACGAGGTAGCCTTTATTAAGCCTGAGATTTGGGAAAAGGTACTTCGTGCTGCTTTGTCGGATAAAAAAGGTAGAGCAATGTTTATCTCTACTCCGTCGGGGAGAAATCACTTCTACGACTGGTATCAGTTAGGACAAAGCGGTAACGACGAAGAATGGAAATCTTGGCACTTCACAACGGCAGACAATGAGACGATTGACCCTAAAGAAATCGAAGCTGCAAAACGAACACTCAGTTCATTTGCGTTCAAACAAGAATATTTGTCATCTTTCGATAACGCTGGTGCGGGTCTGTTCAAAGAAGAATGGATTAAGTTCGGTGAAGAACCATCGAAGGGTTCGTGGTATATCGCAGTAGACTTAGCTGGTTTTGAGGATGTGGCAAAGAACGCTAACGCCACTAAGAAAAGGTTAGACCAATCAGCGATTGCTGTGGTAAAGGTTACTGATGAAGGTCTTTGGTATGTTGAGAAGATTGAAGCTGGTCGATGGGATATTCAGACCACTGCAGTGAACATACTAAAGAATATTCGTGAGTATGAACCGTTAGCGGTTGGTATTGAGCGAGGAGCGTTGAAGAATGCTGTCTTGCCTTACCTCAGTGATTTGATGCGTAAGAACAACTGTTATGCACATATTGCTGACTTAACGCACGGTAATAAGAAAAAAGTAGATAGAGTTGTATGGTCGCTTCAGGGACGCTTTGAGCATGGTAGAGTTGTACTTAATGCTGAAGAAGACTTTGATGAGTTCGTTGACCAACTACTGATGTTCCCAACACCTAATGTCCATGACGACTTACCTGATGCATTGTCGTACATTGACCAGTTAGCTGTTACAAGTTACTTTGACGGAGAGGATGACCAAGATGATTGGGAAGCCCTTGATGTCGTTTCTGGCTATTGATATAAAGGAAAAACATGGCTGAAAAAATGACAACCGCACAGTGGGAGATGCCTACTGAGTCTGACAACGAGTTAGTAAGTTTCGTTGTTTCTCATTGTAATAGGTGGCGTGACCATCGTGACGAGAACTACCTAGAAGACTGGAAGGAATATGAGAGAATCTTCCGTGGTATCTGGGACTCTAGCGATGTAACCCGTGCTTCTGAGCGTAGTCGTCTCATCAGCCCTGCTACGCAGCAAGCTGTTGAAACCCGTCATGCAGAGATTATGGAAGCTATCTTTGGTAGCGGTGAGTACTTCGACATCTCTGACGACATCGCTGACATGAACGGTAATCCTTTTGATGTTGAGCAAATGAAGCTACAACTACAAGAGGACATGACCAACAAAGGTAAGATTCGTAAAGCAATCGACCAAGTTGAATTGATGGCTGAGATTTACGGTACTGGTATCTGTGAATTAGTTGTTAAGCAAGAAAAAGAACTGATTCCTACAACGATGCCTATTCCTGGTTCAGACCAAGCAGCTTTTGGCGTACAAGAAAAAGATTACTTCTGTGTGAAGTATGTACCTGTAAACCCTAAGAACTTCTTGATTGACCCTAACGCTACTTCTGTTGAAGATGCGATGGGTGTTGCTATTGAGAAGTTTGTCTCTATCCACAAAGTGGTTGAAGGCATGGAAAAGGGTATCTACCGCAAGGCTGATGTCGGTCCTTACGGTGTGGATGACGACCTTGAGCCAACCCAGATGGATGTACAATATCAAGACGACAAAGTCAAGCTATTGACATACTATGGTTTAGTTCCTCGTGAATATCTTGAGCAGTTAGAAAACGAAGGTGAAGAGGTTGTTGATTTGTTCCCTGAAGATTCTACAGCAGACCGCTACAGCGACCTCGTAGAAGCGATTATCGTGATTGCTAACGATGGTGTATTGCTTAAGGCTGAAAAGAACCCATACATGATGGAAGACCGTCCTGTCGTAGCTTACCAAGATGACACAGTTCCTAACCGTTTCTGGGGTCGTGGTACTGTCGAGAAGGCTTACAATATGCAAAAGGCTATCGATGCACAGCTTCGTAGCCATTTAGACAGCTTAGCCTTGACTACAGCTCCGATGATTGCGATGGATGCAACAAGACTTCCTCGTGGTGCTAAATTTGAAGTAAAACCAGGTAAAGCAATCCTTACAAACGGTTCTCCTGCAGAGATTCTCTATCCGTTTAAGTTCGGTCAGACTAGCCCTGAGAACGCAGCAACAGCAAGAGAGTTCGAGCGTATGCTGTTAATGGCAACTGGTACATTGGATAGCCAAGGTGTTGTATCTGCAGCTACTCGTGATGCTTCAGGTGCTACGATGTCTATGGCTATGGCAGGTATCATCAAGAAGTATAAGCGTACTCTGACTAACTTCCAAGAAGACTTCATGATTCCGTTGGTGAAAAAGACTGCTTTCCGTTATATGCAGTTTGACCCACAACGCTATCCTTCTGTAGACTTTAAGTTCCTACCTACGGCAACATTGGGCTTAATGGCTCGTGAATACGAACAAGCACAGATGATTGGCTTGTTACAGACTCTCGGTCCTGATACTCCTGTATTGCCAGTGCTTCTGAAGGGTATTATCGCTAATTCTAGCCTATCTAACCGTGGTGAATTGGTTCAGACACTAGACCAAATGATGCAGCCTAACCCAGAACAGCAGCAAATGGCTCAGATGGCTCAGCAAATGCAGATGGAACAGGCTCAAGCCCAGACACAATCTCTACAAGCTAAGGCTCAGAAAGACATGGCTGACGCTCAAAAGACGATGGTTGAAGCTCAACTAGCCCCTGAAGAGGTTCGTGCCAAGGTAATCAGCTCATTATCTACTAATTTGCGTGGACAAGAGACTGAATCTGACTTCGCTAAGAGAGCAAAAATCGCTGAATTACTCTTAAAAGAAGAAGATATTAAGAATAAAGGCAAGATTGTTGAAATGCAGATGACTAAAGCCCGTAACGGCTCATAAAGTCTGCTATTTTTTGATGCTCATCGGCAGTGCCATCGTTTTTAATGCGGTTGGCACGCCATGACACAATAATTACATTGCCTTTGACATAGTCTTTAGACGGGTCTATTCTATCAAAAGATACTGAATTTTCGGCTCTGTAGTCAACAAAGTAGTCAAGTTCGATGCCTAAAATAGGGCAGTGTGTTGGAAACTCTAAATCGCAGAAGTCAATAGAGAATTCAAACCCATGTTTAGCTGCGTTTGTTTTCTTTTTAAAGAATTTTTCACGCATTGCATGGTATATAGCGCTTTTTCTAAACTCTTTGTTGTGCCATTCTTTTCCCCATTTTTTAAACATTCTTTCTTCATATGTTTTTATTTGTTCTGCACGACGAATAGCAAAAGAGTCGATACCAGCTTTGGCAACAATTTGTTGAATACGCTGCCTAGATACTTTGTTATTAATGGCATTTGCGATTTCATTAAATTTTTTACCTTCAGAAGCCATTGTTTTAATAAGCTCTAGTTCTTGTGTTGTAAGCGTTGAGTTTTTGTGCATATTTTCTCCTTAAAACAGCAGTATAACACAACTCTTTACAAAATGCAAGAAATATTTCACTAAAAGATTGCAAATCAAATAAATTTGTGTTACCATTAGAGCCAATGTTGTAAAAACACAACACATTTTAACACATTCTCCGAAAAGGACAAAGAATGATAGACCAAAAGTTACAAAAGTATTATGAAGACCGATTTTCTATGATGTCTTCACAGGGTTGGCAGGATTTGATGGACGATGTACAGAAAATGTACGATTCTTTGAATCAAGTAATGCCAATTACTACAGAACAAGACTTACACCTTCGTCGAGGACAATTAGACTTACTAAATTGGCTTCTAAACCTCAAAGGTGCAAGTGAAGCAGCCTTCGAGCAGCTCATGTCGGGAGACAGCAGTGACTCGTAGGATGTATGAATTCAGCTGTGAAGCTGGACATATCACGGAGAAGTACATTGGTTATGAGACAACTGTCGTTACCTGTGATATTTGCGGTACTGATGCACATCGGATTGTATCAACCCCTAGAATTAGCTTAGACCCTACAGACCCTGTCTATGTCTCAGCTTACGATAGATGGGCTAGGGTACATGAAGAGAAAGCAAAACAGGAACGCAAGCAAAACCAAGCCTGAGATACTCCGCAAGGACCTCAGAATATTAATCCTAAAATCACTTGATTCGGTGACAGGAGACTTTAAATGGCAGCAAACTTTATTGAACAGGAAGAACTGTTTCAAAGCAATGAGCAAGAAGTAGTACAAGATGTTACAACCCCAGTTCCAGACTCAACGGGAGCGGACAACACTGAAGAGGTTGATGTCAAAGCAGAAGCACCTGCTGAAGAGGAATTACCAGAGAAGTATAAAGGTAAAACAGCTGCAGAGATTGCTAAGATGCACATGGAAGCTGAAAAGCTGATTGGCAGACAAGCAAACGAGGTTCACGAAGTA